GATCAAAAAGCATGGGGTCAAAGGTTTGACGACTTCGGTATTCCTCACGCGATTTGTAGGTCAATTGAAGACGTGCAGAAGGTCGTAACGGGCTGGCTTCAAACGAGGTTATCCAATGCAGCTTAATCTCTTCCATCAACACGATTGGTATTCCTCCCGTGTAGAGGCAGCAGAACAACGTGTCCTGCAAGCCATCAAGACCCACGGGGAACGGAAAACAAAGTACCAGCGGGTCAAATTCTACCGCACAGCGCAACTCAAGGCGGAACTCGCCTCCAAGGCTAAGAGGGCTGCTTGAGAACTCTTTCGCACAACCACACCGTCCAGACCGACTTCGGAAAAATGTACTTCCTCGTGGATTACACCCCCGACGGTCGTATCTGCGGAGGCATGATCGCTCACCGCCGATTAAACGAGGATCAGGCGGTTACTAAACTGATCGAGCAGCTCTCCGACGCATTCGACGCTGCACTTAAGGACATACAGGCATCAACTCACAATAGGGAGGGGGAGTAAGGTGGCGTTCAATTCGTCCATGCCGATGTTTTGGGGCGACTATCTCCGCGATACAGGACATTTGTCGCCAGCAGAGCATGGCGCTTACCTAATGCTCATTGCCCACCAGTGGACGACCGCGAAGCCTCTGCCGGATTCCGACGTGATGCTCGCCCGCATTGCCAAGATGACGGCGCGGGAATGGCGGTCTGCAAAGCCTGTGATTGAACCATTCTTTACCGTCCGCAATGGCGAGTGGAGCCAGAAGCGTGTCGAAGCCGAGTTGATAAAGGCAAAACAGGCATTCGATAAGAGGCGCACGGCTGGAAGCAAAGGGGGCAGCACAACGCAAGCACGGCTTAAGCAAAGCTCAAGCAATGCTTCAAGGCTCGATGAAGCAAAACCAAAGCCAGAACCAAAACCAAAACCAGAAAGAGCTAGCAGCTTGGCGGATTTGCCGGGTTCGCATGTTCGTTTGTCGAGCCGTGAAACATTTTTCGCGGCGTGCTGGAAGGCGACGGATTGCGACCCTGACAAGCACCCGTTCACCGAGGTCACGTTTGGCCAGTGGTTCTCCGAGGGCTGCACGGTTGAAGACCTTGCGGGGGTTCCGGCGATCCTTGAACGCGAACGCATTCGCGAAGGAAATCCGAGCCTAGTCAAACAGCCGGGATATTTCACGCCAGCGGTTCGCCGCGCCCGCATGGAACGCCAAGCGGTGACAACGGCAGGGGACGCCCTACTTTCCGAAATTGACGCCGCATGGGAGAAAATCAATGCAGCTTAACCGGGACATCGTGCGCCGTCAGGTAATCGAGGCTTTCACGGATCGGGGATTAAAACCCCGCGCGGGAGCCAAGATCGAGGTTTTGCTTGGCGACTATGCCCACGGTCTGGAAGGCATTGCCGAGAAACCGCTAGAGCAGGCTGTGCGTGAAGTTCTACGCGACTGGTCGTTTGGTTCCTGGCCATCGGTTGGAGACATCCGCAAGGCGGCATCTCGTCACACCTCGCTGCCCGAGGAAACCGGACAGAGGGTCGAAGGCAAGGACCCCGAAGTCTCGCAGCGGAACAAAAAAGCCTACGACTACGCGCAGTCCAGAATGCTGGCAAACAACGGTGAATTGTTGCTCCGGTTGATGCGTCATGGTCCCTGGCTGAAACAGCAGATCGAGAAATTCCTTTCCTCGAAGGCATCCGAGCAACTGATGGCTGGCGCTCTTGATGCCCACGTCAGAAACGACGTCCTGGAGGCTGAAATTGCCTCGCTGATAGAGGAACAGGACGGCCGGACACAATCGCAGATCAGGGTGTTCAACCTCGGCCCAAAGGCGAAGCTGAATCCCCTCGTAGACTCCCCCAAGGTACAGATAGTGGAGGCGGCGGAATGAGCTGGATCAGCATCACGCGCTATGAAGGCGACCACGTTCTGAGCATTTCTGGCCCTGGCCCTGTGGTATTTGGACTGTGGGATCAGAACTACTGCCGTGAAGGGCGCTTGCGTCACCCTGACGGCACGGTGAGCAAGATCGGCCACGGATACGAGCGTGAAGTCATGCGCGAGATTGATGCCGCAATCGCTCGATGGGAAGCCTATTGCAGGCCGCTTGAGATCGACCCCACCACCACAAAGGACTGAGACGATGGACGAAGACACGTTGCGCCTTTTGGCCGAAGAAATCGCGAAGGTGAACATTCGAGACGTTGACGATCCGTGCAGCCTTTTTGATTGGATTGCGGAAATGTTCACAGACGAACACCCGACCATGAAGGAGCGCGTTGACGCCACTATCCTTGCTGACAAAGCCATCGCGAAGGTAGCCCAAGCCGTCCTATCAGCCCTACACGAAGCAGGACTGGTCATAGTGCCGAGGGAGCCGACGCGAGAAATGTGCAAGGCGGGGGCTTACGCGATTTTCGAGAATTACGACGGCGAGGATCATTGTGCGGGCATCGTCGGCGAAGGTTACGCCGCCATGATCACCGCATCAGGGAAGGGGGAAAAGACGTGACTACTGCCTCACATAGCCCTGCTGTTTGTAATCCTCGATGCACTGTTGCTCTCGGATCGCAGACGAAGTGGCCACCATACCATGAAGGCTATACGGCCCACATTGAACGAGACGGCCAGCAGAATTGACCATAACGACCGGCTGCGACTGAGCCGCGCAGCCCACTAAGAAAACGCCGAAAGCCAGGATGAGAAACCGCATTGAAGTCCTCGCAAAAGGTTATCTGAATTGCATATAGACCGAACCAACGCCGAACGCCAGAGACGCTACCGCATGCGCCAAAGCGGGTTGCTGTGCGCCGCAATGGTCGAAGTGTCTTACGGCATCATTGTGTCATTGGTCGAGCGGGGATACTTGGAAGGCGGGCAATCCAAAGATCCGCAATGCCGCGCCAGAGCCATCGAACAATTTCTGGCAGACCAACTGAAACGCTAAATAACGTTATCGCGTTAGGGGCTAAACACCACCCGTAGGGTTTACCTTATGGGACATGGTGAGCAGCGGCCAATTTAAAAAAGGCAAGAAAGGCGGTCCTGGGCGTCCGAAGGGTCTCCCAAACAAGACCACCGCCCGCGCTCGTGAAGCCATCGCGCAATTTGTAGATGGCAATGCCGACCGGCTTCAATACTGGCTTGATCAAATCGCAGACCAAGAAGGGCCGAAAGAAGCCTTCCGCTGCTTTTCCGATCTCATCGAATACCACGTTCCCAAGCTGTCCCGCGCCGAAGTAACCGGTAAGGACGACGGCCCCATCGAGATGTTGGTTCGATGGTCCGAGAAATAATTCTCCCCTACAGCCCGCGAGAGGCTTTCAAGCCTTTCCATAACCGCTCTCAGCGGTGGGCATGCCTGGTCGCGCATCGTCGCGCGGGTAAGACGGTTTCTGCCATCAACGACGTGATAAAGGCCGCTGTCACCACGAAGGACAAGACGGCCCTTTTCGGTTATGTCGCCCCGTTCCGGTCTCAGGCCAAGGCCATCGCCTGGGATTACCTCAAGCGATACAGCGACCCGATCCGGCAGGACGCGAACGAGGGCGAACTACAGGTCACGCTGATCAATGGCCCGAAGATCCGTCTATTCGGTGCCGACAATGCCGACGCCATGCGCGGCCTTGGCTTCTCCGGTGTTTATCTCGATGAATACGGGGACTTCCGCCCGAGTGTATGGGGGAACGTCATCCGCCCTGCGTTGTCTGACAAGCAGGGATGGGCCGTGTTCGGCGGGACACCGAAGGGAAAGAACCAATTCTATGACGTGTTCCAGATGGCGCAGAAGTCGCCAGACTGGTTCTGCCTTCGGTTGCCCGCCTCAAAGTCTGGCCTATTGCCGCAGAGCGAACTTGAAGCGGTGCGCGCTCAACTGAGCGAGGACCAGTATCAGCAGGAATACGAGACCAGTTTCGACGCTGCCATTCTGGGCGCGTTTTACGGCGTAGAGATGCGCCAATTGACCGAGGCCGGCCGGATTACCGACGTCGAGTATGACGATTCCTTGCCCGTCTACACGGCTTGGGACTTGGGCTACCGGGACGATACGGCCATTTGGTTCTATCAGGTCACGCGGGGCGAGATTCACGTCATCGACTTTCACGCATCGAGCGGGTCCACGATCTACGATCTATGCGCGCTCCTGCTGTCCAAGCCTTACCGCTACGCAAAGCACCAACTCCCGCATGATGCCAAGGCAAAGACGCTTGCCTCTGGCGGTAAGTCCATCATCGAGCAATTGGCGCTGCATCTTGGATTGCAGACGCTCTCGATTGTTCCCGATCTGTCGGTACAGGACGGCATCCAGGCTGTCCGCGCGATGTTGCCGCGCGTGTACTTCGACGAGACCAACTGCGCGGAAGGCATCGAGGCCCTGCGCCAGTATCAGCGCGAATATGACGAGGACAAGCGGGCATTCCGCCAGACGCCTCGCCATGACTGGACATCTCATCCCGCAGACGCCTTCCGCATGCTGGCTGTCGCGTGGAGACAAGAACGCCCCGCCGATCCCACACCAGAGAAAGCTAGAACCTTGATCGTAGGGATGCCGGGTGGGGCGACCTTAAACGACATGTGGCAGGCCCACGAATCCCAAGTTTCTCGGAGTCAACGCATATGAGCGGCGTCAACAATCCATACCGCTATCAATACGAGACGGTCGCGGCGTCTCAGACGGCCCAAGTCCTGGGCGGGACAGGAGCGACGGGGGATTACGTCCACCGCCTCGTCATCTCCGTGGTCACGGTTGCAACGGCCTCGGTGACACTGATCGACGGGTCAACGTCCATCGTTCTGCTGACGGGCGCTGCCGGTCTTGTGGCGGGCGTTTACTCCATTGAGCTGAACATGGCGTCTGCGTCGGGTCCGTGGAAGATCACGACCGGAGCGGGTGCCACTGTCGTCGCTGTCGGCATCTTCTCCGCCTAATCATGGAAATGTCCCCCGCAGAGATGAAAAAGGCTCTGAAACTCGCCCAGGCCATGGGTGAGAACGGGGACACCATGCTCGTTCATGTGAACCGGGCGGAAGCGGATTTGCTCGACAAGGTGACGGACGGAGGACGGATCAACCCGAACACGGGATTGGTCGCGTTCGATGATAGCGACTACGCGGACTATTCGGGTTCTGGCGGTACAGGTCCGGGCTGGAGCGGTAACGGCTCAGGTCCGGGCGGTTATGGCGATGCTGGCGATGGTGGGTTCTTCGGCGATCCAAGCAACACCGACGTGGCTCCCGCACCGGAAGCACCGGACTTCGCTTCCTTCCTCGGCGGTCCTGATCCGAACGGCTACAACTTCGGCACGGAGAGCTACGAGAACTTTCTCGAACGCAATCAGCCGATGAACCTCGTGACCACGACCCCTGACACGTACCAGGGGCCGAAGGATGCGGGAGCGTGGGCGAACTTCACCGCGAGCCCGAGCAAAGCAATCGGCGATTATTTCGAGCGCAATCCCGACATTGCCCAAGCATTGGGCGCGATTGTCGGCACGGCGACTCTTGGCCCCCTCGGTGGCTTGGCCATGGGCATCGGTGCCGGGAAGGCCGCAGGGCGCGGAACTGGCGAAGCATTCGGTGCTGGGCTTGGCGGCCTCGTTGGCGGCGGTCTCGGCAGCATGGCTGGCTTGGGCATAACCGGAGGACTGGCCGGCAGCTACGGTGGCGCGAAAGCGGGCGCGTCTCTCGATGAAAGCAAGGGTTATGCGTCCCGTTCGACGGGAGACAAGAGCAGCGTCGCATCGCGCGGCGTTGGCAATGACGAGGACGTAGACGAGAACGGCGACAAGCCTGCGGTTAATTCCGTCCTGGCGGCTGCGCTGGCGAACACATCCCCCCAACCTTTCACGAGCGGGGGTTCCGTCCAGTTCTCCCCGTTCATGAGCGTGCCATCGTTTGGATTGCGCCGTGGCTGATTCGTCCGTCGAAACCCCGATCCAGAAGTATCTCCGGGTTATCTCGGAATACAACAACGCATTCAAGAAATGGGATGCGCGGGTCAATAAGATCATCAAGCGGTATCGCGACGATACGCGCTCGAATGCCGGAAATCAGACGGCCAAATTCAATATCCTGTGGTCGAACGTCCAGACACTGATCCCGGCTGTTTATGCCAAGCTGCCCAAGGCCGATGTATCGAGGCGCTTTGGCGATAACGACCAAATCGGACGCGTTGCAGCGCTGCTTATCGAGCGCGCGATCGATTTCGAGATTGAGCATTATCCCGACTTCCGCGCGACGATGAAGCACGCGGTCGAGGACAGGTTCCTTGGTGGCCGTGGCGTGGCATGGGTGCGCTATGAACCGCACATCAAGGCGCAGGAGATCGACACCCCGCCCGATGGCCTACAGGTGACGGAGGATGCGGAGCCCTACGAAGAGGGTTCGGAAGTCGCCGAAGAGATCGAATACGAATGCGCGCCTGTGGATTACGTCCATTGGAGGGATTTCGGGCACAACGCGGCGCGGACTTGGGAGGAAGTGACCCAGGTTTGGCGCATCGTCTACATGACGAAGCAGATGTGCGAGGACCGGTTTGGCCCGGAGAAGTGCAAGAAAATCCCGATGAACGAAGGCCCTGAGCCTTTGACGGGAACCTATCCGAAGAAAGACAACAACCAGGCCAAGATCTTCGAGCTTTGGGACAAAGAAACCAAGAAAGCCTACTGGTTTACCGAGGAAGGGGGTGAGTTTCTTGACGAGCGGGATGACCCGCTTGAGCTTGAGGGGTTCTTCCCGTGCGATAAGCCGCTATACGCGACGACAACCAGCGACAGCCTCGTGCCGGTTCCCGATTTCATCCTGTACCAAGACCAGGCGCAGGAACTGGACATTCTCTCGGATCGCATTGACGGGCTGGTGAAGGCCCTTCGGGTGCGTGGTGTGTACGACGCGTCCGTGCCGGCGCTGCAACGCCTACTGACCGAGGGCGATAACAACACGCTGATTCCGGTCGAGACATGGAACGCATTCAGCGAAAAGAACGGATTGAAGGGGACCATAGACCTTCTGCCGCTCGACACCATCGCTCAGGCATTGATGCAGTGCTATCAGGCGCGCCAGGACATCAAGGGCCAGATTTACGAGATCACGGGGATCGCGGACATCATTCGTGGCCAGACCGAAGCGAGCGAAACCGCGACGGCGCAGCAGATCAAGGGCCAATATGCGGGCCTTCGCCTTCGTTCCATGCAGGAAGATGTTGCGCTGTTCGCCACGGGCCTGATCCGCCTTAAGGCTCAGGTGATCTGCCAGCACTTCCAGCCCGAAACCATCCTGCAATACGCGGCTGTGCAGCAATTGACCGACGTGGACCAGCAGATGGTCCCGCAGGCTCTGGAATTGATCAAATCGCAGCCGCTGCGGAATTTCCGCATTGAGATCGCGGCCGACTCCCTCGTGCAGATCGACGAGCAGGCGGAGAAACAGTCGCGCCTCGAATTTATCCAAGCCTACGCCACATTCCTTGGACAATCCGTCGAGGCATTGCAGACAGCCCCGCAACTCATGCCGCTGGCCATCGAACTTCTCAGGTACGGCACGGGCGCATTCAAGCAGGCCCGTCAGATCGAGGGGACGTTGGATGCAATTCTGGAGAAGGTGAAGCAGCAACAGCAGCAGGCGGAAGCCAACCCGCAGCCGCCGAAGCCAGATCCCGAAATGCTCAAGATGCAGGCCGAGCAGCAGAACGCCCAGGCTGACCGACAGATGCAGGCCCAAAAGGACCAGCAGGAAATGCAGCTTGAGCAGATGCGGATTCAAGCCGAGCAGGCGAACAAGCGCGCCGAGATGCAAATGGAAGAGATGCGGGCCGCGAACGAGAACATGCTCGAAATCCGCAAGATGTTGATGCAGTTCCAGCACGACAAGGAAATGCAGCGCGAAGCCAAGGCGATGGACCGCGAAACCGCCATTGAGGTCGCGAAGAACACGCCGGAACCGGCAGGGGCGGCGGCATGAGACAGATCATCGCCCGCTGGTCGCATACGACCCACGAACAGGTTCCCCTGGATTACGAGGAACCGAACGACGGCATCCAGGTCATCAAGGACATCGAGCCTTACAGGTCGATGATTACCGGGGAGCGCATCGCGTCCAGGTCCCATCACAGACAGCATCTTCGCGACCACAACTGCATCGAAGTAGGCAACGAGAAGATGGAATCCAAACCGGTTGTGCAGCGCACCAGCCGCGAATTGCTGCGCCACCAACTTCGCAACATGACCGACTCCCAAGCCGGTCAAATCCTTCAAACCCTCGACAATATGAGCCGCAGATAGCATGGCCGACACCACCATCGAAGCCGTAGGCATTAACGAGATCGAGCCCGTAAATTCGGACGAGCGCCGCAATCTGCTTTCCGAGCAATTGGAGAGCGCGGAACCTCTACCGGTCGTCGAGCAAGCCCCTCGGGAAGAGAAAACCGCAGCCGAGCGCGCCCGAGATGCGGCCGGCAAGTTCATAGCGAAAGAAAAAGAATCTGCGTCCGTCTCCACGCAGAAGCCGGGTGGGGCGGAAG